CTCCCCTTTTTAGAAAGGAAACTATGAGAATTTTATGGCAAAGTGCTAGTCCATTATGTAATTCAGGTTATGGGCTACAAACTGCATCGGTAACTAAACAATTAAAGCAAGCAGGGCATGAGGTAGCTATCTTCTGTTTCTTTGGATTCAGCGGGTCAAGAACCAGTTGGGGCGATATCCCCTTATACCCGAATGTTCCGCATGATGGCTATGGCGTTATGCACATAAAGGATGATTATGAAGATTGGAACGCTGATCTACTTATTTCTTTAGTCGACGTATGGGTGCTCAAGGGAACATCACAAGAGTTAAACTGGGCGCCATGGATACCGATTGACCATGACCCGATACCGCCAAGAGTCTTAGAGGTGTTAAAAGAAAGCCCTAACATCATCAAGCCGATTGCAATGTCGAAGTTCGGGCAGGCTGAACTTAAAAAGAACGGCATTGATAGTTATTATATTCCTCATTCGGTAGATTGTCGTATCTACTCTCCGAACGCTGAGACTCGTAAAACGGCAAGGGCAAGTCTCAAGTGGGAGGATAAGTTTGTCATTGGCACGGTAGCTACAAACTGCAAGCGCAAGAACTGGAACGCTTCTTTGTGGGCTGTGAGCCAACTAGCTAAGAGACATTCTAATATCGTGTGGTATATGCACACTCCGCCTTATGACAGTTTAGGGTTTAACCTTGAAAAAGCAAGGATAGGGTTCGGGATAAAAGATAAGACAGTCTTCCCTAAACAGCAGGAGATGAGATTAGGGATACCCCCGGAAGTCATGGCTAGAGCCTATAACGCTATGGACGTTTTCTTACTACCATCTAAGGGTGAAGGGTTTGGTATTCCAGCGTTAGAGGCTCAGGCTTGCGGTTGCCCGACAATCGTTGCTAATAATACCGCTCAACCAGAGATACAATCCGGAGGGTGGTTGCTAAAAGACCAGTTTGCCCAGTGGGACCTACAGGACTCGTTTGAATATAACTGTAACCCTAAAGAGATTCTGGAATATCTTGAGCAGGCTTATAACTTATGGAAGAACGGGAAGATGGAAGAGAGGCAACGCCAGGCCAGGAAGAAAGCCTTAGAGTACGATGAGCCTAAAGTGTTTGAGGAATACTGGCTGCCAACCTTAAAGGATATTGAGGAGAGGCTAAAGAAGCCTAGAAACATGGAGGGTGTGCAGCCCTGGAGACTTTTATTATTGCCTCAAGTCTGTAGTCCTAAGAAAGTTCTCGACATCGGATGCGGTGTTATTCAGGCATATCGCAAGCCATTGGAGCAATTAGGAGAATATGTGGGGATAGATATTAAAGAGGGTGAGGGAGTAACAGTGATGGATGCGCATCATTTGAATTTCAAAGATAAAGAGTTTGGTTTTGTCTGGATGAGCGAAGTCTTAGAGCACGTGGATAAACCAGAGCAAGTTTTGGCTGAGGCTCAAAGAGTAGGGGTTCATGGCGTGTGTTTGTTCAGCACGCCTGAGAATAAGTTTTTCCATTTAGACCCAGAACATAGAGAGGTAAAGATACCGCACACGCTGACTCGTTCAGGTGACGGTCTTATTACATGGTAGTAAAGGAGGAGATTGAATGAAAGAGATTTGGAGTGATATGGGTGACTTAGAAAAGGAATCTGGCTTAGATGGCATCCGTTGGCTGATACCGATTTCCCTAGTTGGATTATTAGTTGTTAGCCTACTTTGCCTTGTTGGTATTTTTTAGGAGGAAATAAATGCCTTATTCGGAGGATCAAAAGAAACTGGCTTGCATAGCGTTGTCAATGAAGCGCGGAGAAACACCACGAAGTTACAGCGAACAGGCAGCAGAGATGGCTGACTCTATGACTGAGGAACAGCTTATTGATTACTGCGAAAAACCGGTAAAGAAGGAGTAAAGATGGCTAGATTACTTTCTGGAATAAGAGCAATAGCAAGGCAAAAACTCAATGATGAACTGAAAGGCTCTGATGTTGCCTATAAATGGACTGACGATGAGCTTGATGTTTATACCAACGACTGCCTTATCGAGATGTCCAAGTATTCACCTTATGAGGTGAAGGAAACTGTAACGACCGTCGCATCATCGAGAGAGATTGACCTTAGCTCAATAGACGATTTACTTGAAGTCAAAGAGGTGGAATACCCGGTGGATAAACAGCCTCGTAGATTCAGGCAGTTCTCCGTGTGGGGGGATATTCTCAGAATAGAATTAGATACTGCGCCTTCGGCGGTTGCGAATGTTTATCTCTATTGTAAGGAATATCACTCTCTGTCAGACACAGCGTCAACGCTGAATCCTAACTTAGAGAGAATCTTGGTTCTAGGTGTTTGCGGTCAGGCTGCCGTTGCTAAAGCACAAACAAAGATAAACAAAGTCAACAAAGCTGTCGGCGTAGCAGGGAATCTACAATCGTGGGGGTTGGCTCAATTAAGTCTATATTACACGGAGCTTAATAAACTGGTCGTACCTGATAGATTCGAGGAGTATCCAACGGATTAGGGGGTAAGATGGCAAACGCTTTATATGACCACGGAAGAGAAGGGTTTTTAGACGGCTCGATAGACTGGGACACTGACGACATACGATGTATCCTGGTAGATACCGATGATTATACAGTCAATCTAGCTACCCACGATAATCTTGACGACATACCCGCTGGGGCTAGGGTGGCTACAAGTGGGGCTTTAAGTTCCAAGACGGTAGCCGCGGGTGTGGCTGACGCTGGCGATGTGACCTTTTCAACCGTAAGTGGAGACCAATCCGAGGCTTTGGTAATTTACAAGCATACAGGCACGGAATCTACATCAAGGTTAATAGCTTATATTGACACAGCAACAGGCTTGCCTGTAACTCCTTCAGGAGGCGACATTATCATCCAATGGGACTCGGGAGCTAATAAGATATTTAAGCTGTGAAATGGCTTGGCTACCAGGATTTAGGAAAAGAATACCGTTTGCTATAGACCACAACGATATAGACTCTCCCTTAGATTGGTTTGCTGTAAGGTTGCATTTAAGTGCAGGGAAGACTGAAGAACAAACATCGTCTAATACAGCTTATCCCCTTTATAGTGGTTATAAAACACGGGTTGGGCAAAGATTAACAATATCTAACAGGAGGGTATATACCCTCGCCTTTAATCTTTACGATGTTGGTAGTCCTAGCGGTGATGTAACATTCACTATCAGGCAATTAGACGACACTATCCTTGCCAGTAAAGTATGGGGTGATGCTGGTGATATAGGGCTTCCTGGTGGTGAAAAAGAAGTAACCCTTGATACTCCTGTTCTTGTCAATGAGGAAGTCAGACTTTGTTGTGAGTATTCTGGAGCTGGAAACGTATTTAACGCTGTATATGTTCGGTTTCAAAACACAGATGTCAAAGCAAGTGAGGGCTTATCCTATTATGATGGCTCTTGGACTGACGAAGATGGCAATGGAAATGATTATGATGTTAGATATAAATATACCTATAATGATATTTCCTGCATCTTTGACGAAGTAGGTGCTAACTCAAAGAAGATAGCGATAACAAAATCCGACGGAATAACCGAGTTATATGGTGAGATAGAGAAGTGGGACGAAGTCAATGAGGAAGCGGAATTATGGGTAAGCAGAGACGGTTGGGCAATCTCGGACTCTGAAGATACGGTAGGTTATTTATATTACGATAACACTCACGCTGATAATGACGCTTATATAGGCATAAAGAACTCCACTCCTGCACAGAATGTTTGGGATGGTAACTTTAAGGGTGTCTATCACATGGCAGACGGAGTGGATAACGAACATATCTATGATTCAACCTCTAACAACAACGATGGCACAAAGAAAGCTGCTAATGAGCCAATAGAAGCAAGCGGCAAGATAGCTAACGCACAAGATTTTGATGGAAGTAATGACCATATAGTAGTAACTGATGCTACAAGCCTTGATGGTACTCAGATGACTATTGAGGCGTGGGTAAAACCAAGAATCCTACAGGCTAATGAGTATGTCGCTATAGTTAATAAAGAGGGTGCAGCAGCACAAGATGAGTGGAGCATACTCTTCAACAATGGTGCAACACCCAAGATTTTAATGATGTGGGTTTATGACGGTGACTGGCAGCATGCAGACAGCACAACGACGAAACCCTCTAATGCTAATTGGTTTTATGTTGCTGGTACTAAGAACGATACAACTATTGAGATTTTCATAGATGGTGTTTCTGAAGATACAACCCTTCAGGGGGCAATGCAGAATGGTAATGCTCCGATTGTATTTGGTGAAAAAGGCGACCTTGATAATACACGCTTTTTAGATGGTATTCTTGATGAAGTTCGTTTTTCTACCACTCCAAGAAGTGCAGCTTGGATAAAAGCATCTTATGAGAGTGGAAGAGACGATTTAATAACTTGGGGGAGTAGGGAAAGTCTGTTATCACCAAGCTCAATAGACTCCACTGAAGCTTTTGGCACTAACAAGGTAAATCTAGGAGTAAGCCCTAACGCTATTTCAAGTTTAGAAGCCTTCGGCACAAGCAAACTAAATCTAAAGGTGACTCCGAGTGCCATTGCATCATTAGAGGCATTTGGGGATACCAAATTGAATTTGAAAATACTCGCAAGTGCCATTATAAGCTTGGAAGCCTTTGGAACTGCGAAACTAAACCTCAGAATACTTGCCAGTGCAATATCCTCTTTGGAGAGTTTCGGTACTGCCAAGATAAACCAAAGAATAAAAGCGGTTGCGATTGCCTCTGCTGAGGCGTTTGGCAATGCAACCTTGCTAGTTGTGGGCAGGGTGTTGAAGGTGAAAGTGGTCACAAGTTTATACAGGAAAATAAGGATAGGAACAAGGTAAATAAACAGGAGGTAAAACAATGGCTGGAAGTAAATCAGATTTCTTGGAGTTAGAGTTATTAGACCATGTGTTAGGCAATGCTGCTTACTCAGCACCGGCAACGGTTTACATAGCTCTCTACACGGTAGCACCAACCGATGCTGGTGGGGGAACTGAGGTCACAGGTGGGTCTTATGTCCGAAAATCAGTCACCAACAATGACACCAACTGGCCTGCTGCTTCGGGAGGGGCAAAGTCCAACGGCACAGAGATAACCTTTGTGGAAGCTACAGCATCCTGGGGAGAAGTAGTGGCTTTCGGTATCTTTGACGCTGAAAGTGCTGGGAATCTATTGTACTGGGCTGACCTGACGGCAAACAAGACCATAGACTCTGGTGATACGGCTAAGTTTGCTGTTGGAGATTTAGAAATTACTGAAGATTAAAGGGTAGTCGGGTGGCTGCCCCTTTAAGGATTAGATTATGGCAGTAGAAGACTTCACTACTTATGAGGAAGTTGATACTGAAGATGACCGCATACAGTTTGTAGGCACAAATCATATTGATTTTGATGCCTACGAGAATGAGAAAACTTATCTCTATAAAGATTTTGGTGTTGACTACTTCGGCGACTTTGAGCATAGGATAGATATAAAAGGAGTATATGAAAGTGCTGGTTTTCCTACTGGAAGTTTCTGGCTTTTAGCAAATAGTGTAGATGCTTATTATGATTTAATTCTTGACTCTCAAAATTTTATCAAACTAGGTCAGGGATACGAGGTCCCCCCAGCCACTTTACTTATCCTCAGCGAATGGCATAATGTCAGTGGTGGTCAGAACGATACCTTTACTGGCGTTCTTGGCACTTGGTATTATCTGACAATCAAAAAAGTTGGCGCTAGTCTTACTTGCAAGATTTACTCTGATAGTGATAGGACAAATCTGCTTGACACATTAAGTCTGACACTACAAGAAGATTACAAATTCAGGTATATCTATCCTGCTTGCACACCACATTTCGACCCCAGTTATTATATGAATACTCAAATGGAGATTGAGAACCTTGATTTGCAAAAACCTATTGAATGGCTGGCAGGAGTTGTTACTGGTGTAGCCTCCGTTACAGCTAACTTAACCAAAGGTTATTTTGAATACCTTGCGGGAGTCGTCAACGGAGTCGCTTCTGTAGTTGGCTATTTAGGTATAGCAGGTATTAAATTTTTGGCTGGGTTGATTAAGTGCGGATGGGGAAATATATTTCTTACTGAAGAACAAACTTTAGCTGATTCTCTTATGGTTCTATATTCTGGATTTATCGTTCGTTCAGGTCAGAGGTTGACTATCAGCGACCGAAAGGTTGCAAAACTGGCTTTTGTAATGAAGAAAGTAGGAAATCCCACTGGCGATATAACTTTTACAATCAGAAAAGTATCTGACGATGCCATAATAGTCTCCGAGGTTTGGGGTGATGCAAGTGACTTACTGACTTCTACAGAGTGGGAGGAAGTAACTTTTGCTACTCCTACTATAATAAATGAAGAAGTGCGTATCTCGCATGAGTATGCGGGAGGCGATGGTTCTAATTACATTGTTTCTACTTTCCAAGCTGCTGATGTAAAAGCTGATGAACGTGAAGCGCGCTACTATGCTTCAACGGAAAGTTGGTACGATGATTCAAATAAGGATTGTTGTTATAGATATACTTATATTCAAGAGGTATCAGGGAACTTGAAAGTTATCCATAAGTTGGTAGGGGTTATCTCAGGAGTGGCTTCTGTTCTTGGCAAATTAAGGGGAAGCGTACATCTGGCAGGGGTGATAGCTGGAAGAGCAAATTGGTGGGAAGAAGACTTCACTACCTATACCGAGGTTGACCCTAATAGCCATATTCTTGTGGGTACAAACCACGTTGACTTTGACGCTTGGCAGAACGAGGATGCCTATGTCTATAAGGACAAAGGTATAGACCATTTTGGCGACTTTAGACATAAGATAGATGTCAGGATAGTGGCTGCCGCTGATATGGGTGGTACTGGAGCACTCTGGCTTCTATCAAATGATATAGATGATTTTAATGGCTTGTGTGAAGCTAGTAAGAGTTTCTTGTATCTGTTGGCAAACCACAATCCAGGAGCAGCGCATTCCCAACTGGTATTGACAGAATGTAATAACGGGGTTAGGTATTATAGTGATTTCTATGATATTGACTATAGCACTTGGTACTATCTAATAATCAAGAAAGTAGGGACAGATTTTACTTGCGAGATTTATTCTAATAGTGCTAGAACCAACCTACTTGCAACCCTAACTCGACCATTACACGCAAACCTCAGATATAGATATGTCTTTGTTGCTAATACCTATAATGCCAGCGTTGCGGGGATATACATATTTACAGATATTGAGAACCTTCGTTTAAAGGAAGCTGGGGGATTGTCAATTATTTATAAGTTAGCAGGAGTTATTGCTGGTATTACCACAGTCACAGGCAATTTACTCGTAGAGTATCTACAATTCATTGCTGGAATAGTCAGCGGAGTCGCTTCGGTTACTGGGGCTACATCAATCCTCAAGAAATTAGCGGGAACAGCGGCAGGCGTGGCAGCGGTTACAGGAGCAACTAAAGTTCTGCATAAATTAGCAGGTGTTTCGGCTGGAGTTACTTCTGTTACTGGTGTTCTCGTTGAAATCGGGCGGGTTCTAATGGTGAAGGTAGTGACAGCGCAATACAGGACAATAAAGCCAATAACGGTGCTTTACAGGACGGTCAAGACGATAGTGACACAATACAGGAAGGTTAGACCGATAACGACACTGTACCGAAAAATCAAAGCAATCACCGGAGGATAAAATGGGAATTGATGTCATTGTAAAATTTATAAGTAAGTCAACGGTATTGATAAGAGCCTATGTCTATAATCTGGCTGGAACTCTTACAGACCCAACGGGCTCAATTAAGGTCATTATCGCCGACCCTGACGGTGTGCAGAAGGCGGGTTATATTAGTGTTGCGGACAGTTCAGGCTTTACTGCTGGCGATATTGTAACGGGCGGAACTTCAGAGGCTACAGGCGTTATTATATCTATGCCCGATGGTACGACTTTGGAACTCCAGCGGGTGACTGGTGTATGGCAGTCTGGCGAGGCTCTAACTGCTGAAGATGAGGAAACAACTAACACGACTTCCGCTCTTCTGGGTGCAACTATGACAAAGAATGGCGATGAAGACGGGGAGTTTGATTATTTCTACTATACCGACGCTGACAGCCCTGAAGGGAGTTGGCCAGGTGAAGTATGGACTGTTGACGGCACTGGTGCAACTGCTAAGTCTAGCGTAGCGACATTCAACTTTGAGGTAAAAGCGGGATTATGAGGGACTTATCTGCCACTAAGTTAGAAGCATATCAGAAGAAGGATTCGCTCGACCCTATTGTTAAAATCACTCTTACACAAGGGGCAACGACTGTAACCTTGAGGGAAGATGTTATCCTTAGTCTCAGCCATGAGGAAGAGCCTTATCGGGCTTCATGCAAATTAGTCTGCGATAATTCTGATGGGTATTTTACCGATTTAGATTTGAAAGGATACAAGGCTGTTTTATCCTGGGGTTTAATCACCGAAGACGGTGAAGAGTTCTCCGATGCTGCTCCTCTTTGGGTGATAGCAGAGCAATTAGATTCATCCGAAGGAAAGCTGACCTGCACTTTAACCATGGTGGGTATTCCTAATATGTTAGCAGAGGACAGAGCCAGCGAATCTTACGTACCGGATGAAGACGATAGTAAGACAGTCAAGGATATTATCAACGACATATTAGATACCTCTATGACCGCCTTTGGCGATTGCGTAGCCTACACCGTAGAGTGGGATTCTGAGGATAGTCTGGTTGACAGTTATCAGCCAAAAGATTCTTTCAGGATTTACAAGAACGGGAGCAGATTAGCCGCGATAAGAAGGTTATTGGATTATACCAAATGTGTTATAAGGTACGGCGGCGATGAGAAGATTCATATTCTTGAACCAACCACGAGCGGAGAGGTATTTGACTATGAGTATAGCTTAGCGGACACATATCACAGCTTCTTCGCTAAAGCCTACAGAAAAACCCTGGTCATACCGAACAAAGTCGTTGTAGAAAGCCGAACCGATGATGATCCTCAATACTCTGGCAATAAAACCGACCCAACTTCTTATGCACTCTTGCCTAAAACAGAATACCGCCAGATGCGGTTGCAAAGTAATGCTGAAGCTGGGAACATAGCAGAAGCGATTCTTTCCAAGTATCAATTAAATGCTGAGATGGGCGCTGCCAATGTCCCGATGAATGTTGGAGCGGAAGTGTTCGACTATGTGAAAGTTACCGATGCCAGGGAAGATGATAGTAGGACAGGGAACATTGGCTCATTAACAAGAACATACTCCCCGGGGAAGTATAGTTTAAGTTTCAGCTTCGGCGACTGGCTGACGGTAAGAAAACTATTAAACGACATCGAGACCAACAGCGATGCAGGCGCTTACTTTGAGAGGCTTTCGGTAGGAACACTCTATGCTGAGAAGATTCTGCTTGATGATATTGTGGACACAGACACCTATCGAAGGGTTAAGTCTGTTGCGATAGACTCTGATGGTATGGTGATACTTGACCAAGTTATAGAAGGGACTTATGGGCTGACAAAGAAAGCATCATTGACTGCTGAAGGGCTTGTTATTCTTGAGGAAGCTTCAGGAACAGTAGACGATATTGCGGATGGCGTGACTTACCAACGGACTAAAGCGGCAGCGTTGACAGCAGAGGGCTTGATATTGGTAGATGAACTTGTAACGGGGACTTATGGACTTGTAAGGACAACCTGTATAAATCAGGGTTACATTGAACTCAACTCTTCCACAAGAATTAAAACAGGGGCTGGCAGTGAATGGTATAACGAAAGTGGTGTTGAGATAGATGCTGACCACGGGATTAATATCTACGGAACTAACAATGCTCTGACCACAAGAGCTACAAAGACAGGGGCAATACAATGCTATGTTGGCAGTGATGGAGCGATTTACGCTGGCGGTGGAGCAGTTAAACTTGATAGTGATGGCATACTTATAGATAATGGAGTAGGTGGAAGCGGTATTTTATCTTTCAAGACTGGAGCGTATTCAGGGACTATTTCTTTACGAACTGGGGGGAATCTTTGGTTATATCCTACTACGGGGTACATAGTAAGTAAGACAATAAGACCAGATGGAAGTGGTGTTCATGATTTGGGGTCTAGTAGTTACAAATGGGATGATGTTTGGGTTGTAACCTTACACCAAGGGGATAGCGTATTTGCCAATGGTTGGAGACTGACTGAGACTCTTGATAACAAGGGAATGATGCTAGTTAGGCCTGATAATTCAATAGCAAAGGAATGGAGATGATTATGAAGAAAGTAAAATATCTGCTTATATTCCCAATTATATTCTGCTGTTATGACTTCGTACTGCATAGCCTTCAATTTTTCAATATCTATGTAGGACCATTCTCAGCAAGAACTTTGGGGTATGGGTTATTCTGGACTATTGGCTGGGGTATTGTCTTAGTCTTGCTATGTATAGTTTTTTTCTTAGTATGGAGGCTTGATAAATGGATATAAAGACAGAAATAACAGACGCACAAAAAAGACAGCAGGAAGTGGTAGACCAGATTAACGCTCTAAAGCAACAGGAGCAATTATTACTCCAGGAGGCTCTTAAAATAGAGGGCGAGATTAGAATATTAAAAAGGATGGATGGCGATGGAAAATGATTTCAAGTGTCCCAGAGAGGGCGATTTAGACGAACTCAAGGCTGATGTTAAGGCTATTATGGACAACCACCTGCCTACTATGGACAAGAAAATAACTCGTATGGACGAAGCAATCGGGAAACTCGGAAACAAATTTGCCTACCAGACCGGGATATTAGCGGTGGTTCTTATTTTAATGTCTGTTATTTTAGCTTATGTATTAGGAGTGATATGAGAAAAGACCAGGAGATGTATAAACGCAACCGGGGTGAGTGTTCCCATTGCCACAGGACAATCGGCCCGTTTACTATCGTCCCGCAGGGTATTTATAACTCTACTCTGTGTCATGCTTGTTTGATAAAAGCTGTACTTATCAACGAAGCACCCACACCGAAGAAGAAGAAAGTTATCCAAAGTGGGCTTGATGATGCGGAAGCAGGGAGAACCTCTAAAGTAGAATTGTAATACCAACTTCCCCTTAAATAATCAACGCTACAAGGCGCTTAGCCTTTCACACTAGGCAATCATCACATAACCGAAAATGAGCGTGTAATCAATAAAATGAGCGTTTCCTTTAATAACGGAAAACATTATTAAAGTTTAGTTTAATTAGCCTCTCTTTATGAGAGGCGATTGTTTGCATTTTAGGGGGTAATTATCGGTAATTTAACGGTAGGGGGGCTTGACAAATAAAACAGGGGTTTGGTATAATTACCTTAAAATGAACATCGCAACTTTAAGAAGGATACCTCAGAGACTATTCAGCAAGGCACTCAAAAGGAATGATTTGCATTCCGTTAGCGAAACAGCAAAGATGCTTAATAGAGATACGAAGACTATTTACTACCATATAAAAGTCGGGAATCTACGAAAAGTCAGGAAATATGGCATGGTATTGGTTACAGGAGAATCAATCAATGAGTTCCTCAAAAAGTAAAACGGGTGTTCCTATTCATTATCCGCCTGAAGATAACGAATCTCCTTATCGTTTATGCTATGAAATACCATATGCCTCTATAAAAGATAAGATTGATGAAGCCAGGGAAAAGAAACTTAAAGTTACACACATTGCCCTACCTGTCAGAGCGAATATAGGGGATGTCTATGGTGTACCAGCAAAATTAGTGTTGATAGAAGAATGAAACACCCATTAAAAGACAATCGGGCCGTTAGCTCAGATAGGATAGAGCACCTGACTTTTAATCAGGGTGCCTTCAAAAAGGGTCGTGTTCTAGGCTTCTCCCATCATTGGGATAAGCTAAACAATCCTCAATTCACAACATTCCGTTTTCCTCGCAAAGACAGAGATTGGTATATAGGCGAGGTTGTTCAAATAGTCTATAAGCCAAGAAGCAAGGAGCGGGAAATTCTAGGGCTTGCCAAGATAGTCAAGAAGGAACTGCGTATTTTTTGTCACCCTGAAGCATCACACCCTCTGCGCATAATGATTTCAGAGGCAATACTTGATGGATTCAAAACCTACGGAGATATGTCGCTTTGGTTCCGTGAGCAATATGGCGCTCGTATCTTCAGCGAACCGATTAACCGACTGACTTTAGAGTGGGTTCATCCCATTGGAGATTTAATCGATTTAATCGAAAGATGCCTTGAAAAATAAACAAGGGAGGGCTAAATGAAACTACCAGAATTAACACAACAACCAATTTTACACATAGATGGAACACCCGATGAAGATTACCCTTTGAGGATTTTAAGGGCATACCGTCGGCGAGATTGCAGGGAGGGAAGCGATGAATAAAAAGGAGGGCAATAATGGAAGCTAAAGACACAGTATTAACTGATAGAGGAATGACAATAGCTATAGGTAGCTTGTCCGTACCTGAATGGGAAAAGATTGCAGGATTACCTGAATCTCAGAGGGATAGAATTGTTCAAGCTGAAATCTCATTCAAGGTAGGGGAACGGCAAGGGGTAGAGAAGGGGATGAAGAAAGTGGTGGAGGTGAAATGAGAAAAGTATTGGCTTATAAATTAGCTCGCACAGATGGTTGGGATTTCTACACAGGTAAAACTATCAATTATCGTGATTTTATAGG